AGTGTTTCCACTATCACCTAAAATCCAAATGGTTTTTAATCCACCCAATGATGCATTTCTACAATCCAACGCGTATCCTTCTGATATAAAACAAGACATAATTTATTCTGTTTTTAAAAGTTTATTATCGTGCTACTACGAAAGAAGCAATATCAAAAATACCAACACCATAAGTCATACGACCGATTACTTTAATAACATCCTCCGCTTGGTCAAAAAATGCTCTAATCGTCATACCATTATCGTCAGTGGTGTTAAGACCTACCATTACCATCGATAGGGGGCCAGCGTAAATCGCTCCTGAAGGAACCCCTACTGAAGGGATAACAGGGATACGAGTACCAGGTGCCATAACCATAAAGTCTTGACCTGATTGTGCTCCAGCGTCGTCAAACGAGAATAAGTTTAAGGTAGATGAGTTTCTTAATGCATTTACATAAGCTCTGTAGTCAGCGTAATTTACCATAACCGCCAAGTCATCTCTGTGGATAACATTTGAAGGGATACTCTCAATTACAGATGCAATAACATCAACACCATTAGCTGAAGTGATTGCTGAGTAAGCAATTTGATTTACACCATTACCAGTTACCAATAATGCATCTACCCCGTCAAATCCGTCAGTAGCTTTAACCGCTTGGAATAATTGAACCTCCATATGGTTAGACATTCTGTTAGAGATGTCTTGAACCAACTGAGCTTCAAATGGTGCAGTCTCTTGGAAGTTTGATTGTCTCAAAGCCTCAGTCAAGAATACATCGTAAAGTTCGTAAGGACATAATTCCAAATTCACTTTTTCAGTTGTAGTCTCAATTAAAACTTGGTCTATGGTAGTGGTACCAGATGAATTGAACCCACAAGATTTACCATCTTGGAAAAACAATTCGTTCGTCATAAAAGGAACCTTCTCTGTCCCTCTAATATTCGCTCTAACCGACGCATAACGTGGTAGAGTAAGACCTAATACATCCTTTAAAAGGATTTCATCAGCAACTTCACGAGTGTAAGTTGAAAGTGCTGTTAAGTCGTAGTCAAATTTAAAATTCTTTTTCATTTTAAAAGTTATTTTTTACTTAATTATTTAATGTGTTTTTTCAACATTTCCAACCTCATATCAGCGAAGGACTGAGTAATGGGTTGTTTTTCAGTTATGCCCTTCATTTGTGGGGCTGATTTGAATGTTTCCACCTCTTTTTTCACCTCAGACATTTCTGCCTTGAATTCTTCATTCTGTGAAGCCATTAGTTTCAACATTTCTTCAATAGAAGATTTGATTTTACCCAATTCCTCCTCAAAGTTAAGTTCAGTTTTCTCTTCCGTCATTTCTTCTTCAGTCTCCTCGTTGTCTTCAACAACATCAGCTACGTCCTCAGATTGGGGAACTCTAATTTCAATAAGGGTTCCTTCCTCATCAACAACAACAACAAAACCATCTCTAAGAACGTGCTCCCCTGCAGGTGCTGGCGATAACGTGCCGTCCTCAGCAACAACATAGATTTTATCACCCAATTCAAATTCACCTTCTTTATCGTTGGTGATACGAGTGCCATCTTCCAATTCTGTAGTTGCGAATTCTTCTTTGACCGGTTCTGTATTCTCTTTAGAAAATTCCAAACCTAACATTTCATAAATCTTAGCGATTGCTTGTTTAGCGTCCATAGATTAAAATGTTTGTATAATGTTTATTATGTTTCATAATAAATACTTGGTGTAGTATTCATAGTTAAAACTATTTTATTTGTCGGGGGATACTTCCGATAATATGTTGATTATCTCATTCAATAACATTTCTTCTTTACTGAATTTCATATCAAACAAACCTTCAACGGAAACAGCCTTGATAAGTCCCTTTTTAACATAGTCATTCCATAGTTCATCATTCTCAACTTTATACCCCACAATCCAACTGCCCTCAGGGACATCTTCAGGGGAATACCCATAGTCATAAATCTTGTCGTTCTCACTATTAACTATCCAACTCTCCACAAGCCAGATACCCTCAAACTTTTTATCACTATGTTCGTAATTGACGAACTCAGGCGTTGTCCTACCTTCCATTAAGAATTTATGTGCTCCCCTCTCAATAGCCTCTTTATTAAACCTTACAAAATACTCACCCTCACCAGGTTCATATCTTCTAATAAGTTTATTAGGTATCATTGCGGGAGCATAAATCATACGTTTCTCTTCATCTAACTTAAATGAATACTCCTCACTTTTAAAGGATTGATTTCTCATCGTTCTACAGGGTCTAAAACATTCCTTACCCATATAATCTACCTTCTCATATACACCCTCACAACCCATAGCTACAGATTTACCCTTAGCTTCGGTCTCAGATTGATATACAGGGACCCCTTGTAAAAATCCTACAGGGATATCCTTTGAGGACATACTCTCCTCTCTTAAAGTATTGGGGTTTCTTGTTCTACCATATTGGACGGGTTCGTTTAGTTGTCCTGATTGACCTGGCGCATCCAAAGTAATTATACTATCCTTCTGTGCTCTTTGTTTGTTGTTCTTAACTCTCTCACCAGGGTCTAAGGCTAACTCCAACCAACGATGACGACAATTGGCTCCACCAGCATAAACAAAGACATTTACACCAGCACCTTTAGGTCTTGGAATAATCTTATTGTCTCGGTCCTCAGCATTTAACTGAGTGGATAACATTTGTATATCCTCAAATCTCCATACCAGTTGTCTTCTACCCAACATCCTTCTACAAAACTCCCTTGAAGTAGGGATAAGGTCTGGTCCTCCCTGAGGTCCAATAGAATACACATACCTTCTTAAGCTGAATGGACCATCCATAACAGATGGTTCGTTTGGTTTTGAACTTAACCTATAGAATTGTTCCTCAGTAATCCCCTTTTTGTTGAACTCGTCTTTGTATTGTTCTACGACCTCTAAAGGGTTTATTTCTTTTGCTTCGGTGATTACATATCCTTGCTCTAAAAGGTCCTCTAACTCCATCGTATCGTCCCATAGATACTCCAAATCCTCATCTAATAAACCTATCCTTTCAAGGAATAGGTCATAGTCATATTCAACACCCTCTTCGTCAAAATCTTTAAGGATATCAATAGCGACCATTGCTCTATTTTCAATATTATCAATTTGTAATAGGATATCTATTACACCCTCAATCATTTGCTCGTCAGACCTCTTTTCTCTTTGTAAGGCTTCTTCATATTCCTTATGGGTCTCACAAGGGTGCCATTCATCACCCATAAAATGTGTTCCTTTACAACCTAATCTCTCGGCTTCAATAAGTGCATGAATTTGTGAATGTGAAAAGTTATCTGGTTTTTGAATAACCCTCATATCTCCGTCAATATACTGACCTACAATCTTTCCATCTCTTGTTTCAATCAACGCTACGGGTCTATCTTCAGTCGCTGTAAGGGTAAGGTCCGTATCGGGGATTTGAACCTCTCCTTGAACTCTAACGTCTTTTACTTGTCCTCTACCTCGGTCAGCATCTTCTGAACGACCAGCATAAGTCCAACTCACATAATCACCAACAGAAATACCCATAGCACTATCCACAAACTCTTCAGGTTTGTTGTCTATACTACAACCACATTGAGAGGACATTCTCTCCTCTCTGATTTGTTCCAATTTCCTTGAAGCCCATTCAATACCTTCCTCTCCACCCCATGCGTCCCACATAAGACCTCCACAACCTTCGTCATAGGGGACATCTTTGTGTTGTTGGTGTCTTCTAAATGATGCCATACGAGCAATGGTTTCCTCACTTATCATCTCACCATTACATAATTGTGATGCTCTACGTTTTCCTGTAGCTTCACCACAATCACCCCAACCATTCTCCTCAGACCATCTAACGGCTCTACAGGCGTTATCTCTTGCGGCTTGGGGGTAATCATCATAACTCTCAAATTGTTGTTCTTGGGAGTTAAAATACACCCAATCCAATTCTATCGCTGGGTTGAATACCAAACCGATTTCTTCAATCTTGGTATCACCACTTAAAAATGCGTCAATATCTAAATCAATTATTTTTAACATATTCTATAAGTATTTTAAAGTTTTGAGAGTTGTTGTAATCTCTTATTTACCTCTTGGTTTCTTGTAATATCACTCTCCAACACAAATGCTCTAATGGGTTGTCTATTCTGTTTTGAGATAGCCTCAACCAACCTCGTATCGTCAAATGACGTGGAGACAATAGGACGACCACCCTGAGCCATATTTATTTCACTCAATAAACCTCTGTAGTTCGTTGAGGAGTTTCTGTTGATAACAACCTCACCACCCTCAGCAAAGACCCCCGTATTACCTAAGGGGATACCTCCATTCTCGTGAGATGGACCAAACAATAAACCACCTTGTCTAAGGTTTCTAACTTGTGCTAATTGTGTTGTAATAACCCCTATTTGAACCGCACCCAATGCCGCTGATACACCTGCTAAAATTTGACCGATACCGGGACCTGATGCTAATGCTTTGGTTATCGCTTCAGCCACGTTAGCAGCCGCTTGAATACGGGTAAGTTCCAACTGAGCGATTTGAGATTGTTTGGTAATCTCTTTTCTTTTATTTTCATATTGTTCTTGGATTTCCAATCGTTTCTCATTTGCCTCCTCACTATTACCGACAATTTGACTTAATATTCTTTCTTCCTCTTCTTGTAATAAAGTAAGTTGGGTCTGTAAGTATTGTTGGAATACCTGAACCCCTGTTTGAGCCACCTGTGAGATTTGTTGTAATCCTTCAGCCAAGTCCTCAAAGAATTCACCAGCCGACGATTTTTCCTCTTCACCATCCTCGTCTCTTAGTTCTTTCTTTCTACGATAAAACTCCTCAATGACTTTTAACTTTTCCTCAGCAGTTAAATCCTCCAAGAATATACCCTGTTG